TACATACAGTTGAACATTGATAGCGTAGGCAGCATCGGGCACAGGCCAGAGCATCACCTTAGCATCGCCGTTGCTGTCGATACCGTTGAAGCAGTAGTAGTTAGGAGAACCTTTTTGGGGGGATCCCGTAGAACCACTCCACAAGTTATAGGTAGCTAAGGAGATTGTCTTGAGGCCAATGTAAGTGGTAGTATTGTGTAACTCACTGACCTTGTACCGTGAACCAGAGCCTGCGATGGAATACGTTGAAGTATTATCAGCAGTGGTTACAGGAATGTCAGTGATCAATGCTGACCATTTATAAGCATCCTCTACTTGTCTCTTGGCATCATTGACCAACTTACCAATGAGCTTAGAGAGTACGTTTTCTTGGACGGTAGATACTTCAGGTTCACGTAAGCGAACGAGAACATCATTGACCAGTTCTAGGTAAGTTGGCAATGCCATTATTAGATTCCTTCTTTCTTAAACAATTCAAAGGTGCAGATAACTCCAAAACTAGAGCCTGCTTCTGAGGTCATGTGAACTTGATCACCTTCTTCCATTACAACACCAGATCCGTTACCTGAAAACTGAAAGTATGTTTTAGCTGAAAAATTATATTGTTCAAGAATACTTACATGAGTAGCAGCGCTAACATCGTACCAGTCTACTGTGAGATACTTATTTGTGCCTAGAGAATTGTGAGCGTACATTAAATTCCAGTTAGCACAATAACCTTGTGGCACTGTATATACAATGGTTTCAACACCTGCTGTTAAGTTTTTACCTACCGATACAGGACGTGTCATGCCCAGACCCTTCGAGGGTTAGTTGGTACTTCAACACTGTATGCACCTAAGATGTGATTCATAGGCCCACGGGTGTTTACGTGCCATCCTTCTAGCTCTGTAACGATAGGGTTCTCTGGGTCAGTGTTGTCTGTAACTGAGATGATCCCAATGACATCGATACTGCCTTCGTAGCCCATAAGAACCTCTTCAGCTTCCTGTTGAGTAGGGAACTTGAGATACATATCGCCGTAGGCAACACCCACCACAGGAGTTTCCTCGGTAGGTGTTTCCAACCCCGTCACCGGAGCGTCTTCAATGATTTCTTCTTCGTACACTTCGTTATTCACTCCGTTGGTCATGATGTGATCCCTTGCAGTTCAGTGTTGGCGAGGCGGCGGGGGTAGTAGCTGATGCGCTTGAGCGCCCCGTTTAAATGACCAGCAGTGTTGTTGTAATTAACACCAATGTTCAGTTGCGTATAGGCAGATGCAAGAGAACCAGATGTATCTGTTGTTACAGAGCCTCCATTCTTCACCACAGCAAAATCATTGGCTGCATACGCCATAGCAACTTTCCCGGCAATGCCTGTTCCACCCGTTTGAACTTGGAAAGCGCCTCCTGTGTAGACGTTCATCAGCGTGTCATTTGCCTCGAAAATCTGGTTACTGATCGTCGAATCGGAAACAGTAAAGGCACGCGAACTTACACCATTCACACTTTGAACTTCAGCAAACATTGACCCCGGCCCTTGCGTGTACCACCGAGCAAAGTTATTCCCGATCATCGAGGCACTGTCAGCAGCCCGAGTGACTTGGGAGGCCACTGTGGGGATGTAGCTGGTGGCAAATGCTCCGGCTTCCAGTTGAGCGCCGTAGATGAAGATGTTAGTGTTTGTGCCTGTGTAGCTAGGGAGCCGAGAGGCTGTAGGACTATCCGTCATAACCAAAAGAAACGCTGTGGTTGACGATGTTGCTATTGCAGAACCTACAACAACACAACGATACCAGCCATTTCCTACAGGTGTAATTGAAGCAGAAGCAGACGATCCAACGGAACCAACAACTCCTGTTGTTAAATTAAAGGTGGCCCAAACATTTAATCCAAAACTAGCGGAAGAACCTGAAAGCTGAACTGCTGTGTTTGTTCCTGCTTTAACATAACAAGAAAGTGCGTAACTTGTTCCTGAGACAACTGAAGCAGATGTGACAATTGTTCGTGTTCCAGTACCAACAGAGTCACTTAAAGAATCGGCAGTTAGTGTCCCGTTTGGAGCAGTTGCTTGGTTAGCAACAGCAGCGATGGCTACTGATCCTAAACTCCCCCAGCTACCTGTATTGTCAAACTCCTCCGAACGCAATACCAAGTTAGTCCGTTGCTCCTCGATCAGCAAGCCCTTGGGAGCCAGCGTCACAGGGTCATAGTCAAACCGTGGGCCGTAGTAGGCCGTAGACGTTGGAGCCGCCACAGGGTTGTAGACGTAGGGGTCAACAGAGGCTGAGTCCGACAGTTGAGCACCGAAGATGTAGATGCCACTGGTTCCGTCTCCGGAAAAATCAATAGCATTGGGATCACCTTTGCCAATGGTCGCAGGCAGGAGACGCAGATCAAGAGCTTGGCCTTGGTTGGCTGTGACTACGGTGTAGGCAATTCTGTACCAGCCGTTGCCTATCGCTTGAATTGTGGCGTTGGAGGCAGGCGTAGACGAAATCACAGACCCTGTAAGCAAATCAAAACTTGCAAACCAACCCGTGGTCGAGGATTCCTTAAAAGCAACCTTGCTGTACTCAGCAGCCTTTACAAACATGGTGTGTGTATCGGTGTACTGACCAGATTGAAACTGCAATACGCCATGCTTTCCCAGCACTGTATTTGCCACCAACTTCTGAGCAAACGGTTGACCGTAGATGTCGGGGTAGCCCACAGCAGCGGCAGCAGCGTAGGTGGCTTTGTAGTCACCAGCAGATGTGCCTAAAACGAGTTGAGCACCCCAGAGGACTTTACTGGATGACCCAGTACCCAAGCGTGTGCCGTTCAAGAAATACCCAGCTACGCCGTGATATACGCGAACTACAGTGGTTGTCGCAGGAGCTGCTGGCGTAACCGCAATGACGCGCCAATAAGCACCAGCATCAATTACTGACGAAGATGCAAAGCCCGCAGTTCCCCAGCCACTTGCGGCAATAAGTGAACCAGAGTCACTATTAATTGTTGCTCCGTATTCTGCAAGTGGTGTTGACGCTGTTCGGAATTCAACAGAAAAACCACCATACAAACCGTCAACGGTTGCTGCAGTTTTTAGAATGTAAAACGAATACGTAATCTGCTGCCCTGCTGTTGCTAAAATACTTTGCTGTAAGTATTGGTTGAAGCCAGAAGCTGACGCAATAGTGTCTGCTGTCAACGTTCCATCAGGAGCAATAGCATTATTTGCCGTCACAGTAGCCCCAGATTTCGTCCACGCAGCGTTGTCAAAGTCCTGCGAATACAAAAACTGGTTCGTCTGCACAAACGCATTGCTCTTAGTCCACGCAGCGTTGTCAAAGTTCTCGGTGAAGCCCAGCAGGTTCTTGACCGTGGTGGGGTTGTACGTGGTGGCTGTGCTACGGGCTTCTAGTTGAGCACCCCAGACAAGAATATCCGCTGTTGCAGGAGTGAGCGCAGTTCCGCCGACAGAGATGTCAAATTGAAGCGCGCCGGTAGTTTCCTGAAGCTGTGAAACGCGAGTCCACTCAACGGGAACCGTTATTTTTGCGGCGCTACTTGTTGCCACAAGCGATACAGTTTGCGGGCTTCCGGTATTGCTTTTGACCCAGATGGAACGGGTGAAAGGAATGGGATAAGCGCTAGCCTGCCGAAGAAGTGAATAATCGCTGGAACCGTTTGATCCCGCATTCAATTGCACTCTGTCTGCTGTCATTGTTCCGTTGGGAGCCATTGCCACATTAGCGGTTACAACAGGGGCAATGCCCGTACCGCCTGTAAGTTTCGTCCAAGCCGCATTATCAAACTGCTCCGAGAACGTCAGCAGGTTGTGAGGTGCGTTCTGGATCAGGCCGTTGCTGCCCGTCACCGTGGCGTTGGTGGTGCGGCTGAAGGTGATACGTGGATCTAACGTGGTAGTGGCTGCAAAGTCAAGATACAATGCAGCACCTCCGATACCAGCAGTACCAACGGGAATGAAACCAGTGATAGTAACATCCCACACATCAGCGTCCGCAGCAGAGCTGTCCAAGAACACAGGGACATATTCTTTGAACGGAG